CTGTTACATTTGCGGTTGCTGCATCTAACTGGCTATTCAACATATTCGTTGCTTTTCCCTCTATTATTGATTTAACACATTCTTGTAATTGATTTATTGCAGATGGATTCAAAATTGTTCCCAATATTGGTTTAATTTTCATATAAAATACAACTGCAAATGATACAATAAAAGATATATAAATTAATGTTGTCCAATAAAGAAGAGTCCATGTCGGATGCATGCCGCCCTGAATAAACATTGATGATAATGCTTTAAAACATACAGGCACGACTATAAATCCAATTGTAATTCCAAGAGCAATTGGTGGAGACATTAGCATAAATGGGTTTACCATTAGAATTGCGCATATTATGCAACCAAAGAAGGCGAATGAAAATGCACCCAAAAAATCGAACCATTTAACAAATGACGCAGTCCAAGAACCGACTGCACACTTTGCCATTATTATACTTAACCAACAAATTTAGAATTAAAAGTTTTTTCATATTTTTATTCCTAAATATTTTCTAATTTTAGCTAATTGTTGGCTGTTTGGTTCTATTTTGCCATTTTCTAATTTAATATAATCATTCACTTTCATATGAATTAACTGAGCAAATTCATGAACAGTATAATTATTATTTGATCGAGCGTTGCTGATTTTTCTATGAACTGGCATTACAAAAGATTCATTTTGATTAGATTCGTTTTTATCACTTTTCTTAATTATTACTGGTTCCCAATCTTGATTAAAGTCTTCAAAATTTTCATCCCAATAACTTGGCATCAATTTATTATTTAATATATTAAACACTTTACACTTTATTTATAATGCTGATGCACCATTTTTTATGTAAAATTTATTTAAACCACTTATTTCAAATAAAATATGTAGTAAAAATCCAGTTAAAAACAAAGTAACTTCCATTATATGATATTTATTGTAATTTGCACATTCAATCGGTAATTCTGGTTTAATATAATATTTACCAACTAAAAATCCAACAACATTACCAACCAATATTAAACTTATTCCAACAAATATAGCTTCTATTAATAGTTGTGATAAATAACTCATTATTACCTTATTAAACATATAAAAATGAATCAATATTTATTAATTAAGAATAAAGCAGATAAAGTAAATTGTTAAAGTTTAAGATGAATTATACTACTATTAATGAAAATATTAATATTAGCACTCTTGTGTATATGCTAGAAACAAATATTAAAATTGATCCAAATAAATTAGATGAACTATATGAAAAAATTGAACCAATTTCTTACGATAATCCAATCAATGGAATTATCAAAATTTCTGTAAGAGGACAAACAAAAGGATTATGTAAAAAACTGGTATTTAGACGATCTCACAACAATACATCCCAAGTAAAAAATTTTAGAAACCAAATCAGTTTCTATATCAGAATCATTGATAATATGAAAGTTAATGTTGAAAAAGTAGAACCAGATTTTTCCGATGGCATATTTCCAAAAGAAGTTTCAAATTTGACGAATTTGCAAAATATTTATCAATACAAAAAAGGTCAAACAGCTTTTCAATTCAAAAAAATTTACGCTTCATTTGATAAAAACAAAACGAAACCAGGAGACAAAATTATTTTGTTCACTTCAGTTACAAGAAAAAATCAAACAAAACAAATCAAATATATTGAACATGAAATTAGTGAAAATGAATATAACGATAATAAATTGCATTTTGAATTTCCAGAAGGCTGTTATGCTCATAGCTTATTCATTTCAACTACTGAAAATATTGATTTGAAACTAAATCTCGATTTTGTAGTTGAAGTCAATATGTTTATGTTTACATCAGGAAAAATCAAAATTGCAGGCTGCACGAAGGAATATCAAATCGACAAATCCATGAAAGTACTAATTGATAGTCTAGATCTTAACAAAGACAAAATGATCGAATTATTCGGTGTCAGCAAAGAGGATTTTGTTATTTCGAATAAAAATCCCGTAATGATCAACAGCGATTTTGCTGGAGATTATGAAATCAAAAGATATGAACTTGATCTTTTAGTTCGACAAAAATACAAAGTTATGTCATCTTTCGAACCATGCACGCATCCCGCCGTAATTATCAAATATTATCACAATTTATGCTTTGAACATAATAATGGTAAATGTTTATGCGATAAATATTTTGGAAATCTAACATTATGTAACGGAAGAGGTAATGGTAATGGTTCTGGTGAATGTAAAACAGTAACTATTCTCGTATTTCAATCAGGAAAAGTCATTCTAACCGGAGCAAGAAAACTGATTCAAGTCGAAGAAGGATACAAATTTATCAAATCCATTTTAGATGAGCATAAACATATTCTAAATCGCATCCCCCCAATAAAAAATGTGACATAAACAAAATTGTGAAAAATATTACGTTAATAATTATGAAATTATCAAATAATACAAAATAATGATATTACACAAAATTAAAAAAGGTATTGTGTTTCATGGTTCTGGTGGATTATTATATTATTATATGGGAATTGCTGAATATATACAAAATAATTATGATTTGACAAATGTAGAGTTTTGTGGTGTATCTGGTGGCTCAATTCCAGCATTTATTTTATCTACTGGTCTTCAAGTTAAAAGGATTTGGGAAACATGTTTTTTAGATTGGTTATCATCAATGAATAAAGAAGAACATTTTCTTTTTTTATCTATTTTTAGTGAAAAATCTCTAAAAAAACTAATAAATAATTTGAAAAATATTTTAAGTGAAAATGAAAAAGATGATTTATTTGAAAAAATTAATCATAGATTGTCTATTAGAATGACAAGAATTGCTTTTTTTGAAATGAAGCAAGAATATATTACAAATTGGACATCAATTGAAGATTTATTGGAATGTATAATTGCATCTTGTTGGATTCCAGGTATATTTGGAAGTTTAACTCGTAATTACAAAGGTAATGAATATATAGATGGCGGATTTCCGAATTCAATAGAAGACAGAGGTGACGAATGGATAAAAATAAAAGTAAATACTTTTCAAAACATTCCAGAAGATATAAAAGTTCTTCTCTTTGCGAGTTCTTTAGATACAATTAATAGTCCAGAAATTGCCGAAAAGCTATATAATCAAGGTTATGCTGATGCTATGAGCAATAGCTCTCATTTTATTGGGCTTCAAAACAAGCACATTCACCAAGCCATTTGCTAATTGGTGGCTGAATCCATTCAAACCGAAAACCTTCAAGTCCTTTTGAAAATATCCAAAATAAATTTATAACTACTTCTCTTGATTCAAATTCTAATTTACTATTATTTGTCAAATTTTCCAAATGATCATCAGAAACTTTGATAATATCAGTTATATTATTTGAAATCACAGGTATAAATATTCTGGTTTCAATTGGAGAACTAATATCAATTCGTGCATAATTATCAGAAACATACGCAAGTTCTCCGAATAGCTGTACACTTTCGTTTTTCGAAGCGATTTTTATCCAATTCAATTCAGATTGTAAACGTTTTTCTTTGAATTTAACAATATTCATTCGAATCAATAGATCCAAATCTGGAACATCATAATTCAGATTCTTTTTTATTGCTAATAATTGACGAATTACTATTTGATCCGCATAGCGACGAATTGGTGATGTGAAGTGCGTGTACAAATCCACACCAATAGATTCGTGATTATTTGAATTGTTTTCATTATATTTTAAATAATATGCTCCACCATTTTTCACTGTTTTTCTCAATAAAGTGTCTTTATTAATTTGACTAACCAAAAATTTTGCTACAGCTTCATTCGCATAAATCATCGATTTTTCAACCAACTCATGTGAATCTTCCGGCAATATTCCAAATAATTTGTGAAAATAGTCAAAAATTTCTTCTTTTTCTTCAGTTAAAGAATCGAATTCGTCGTATGAAAATGCTTTCTTATTAATGATTTTTGTTTTTACTATTTTTGTTTCGTTTATATTCGAAAATATTACCGAAATTGCGCCTTTTTCAATATTCGGTAATAAACTTGCTTCTTTCGTTGAAATATTTTCTGGTAACAGATGATAAATTTTCTCATCCGAATATAATGATGTTGTCATAAATTTTGCACAATTGTCAATATCTGTTGAAACATCAAACATTTCTATTGGATTAGCAATATTCACAATGTATTCAACATTTTCATCAACTTTTCTAATTGAAATCGCATCATCAATATCGAGACATCCTGGTGGATCAATTGAAAATGTCTTTAATTGTGTAAGATCTTCTTCATAATCAATATTTTTTACCAATTCTGTTTTACTAAATTTTCTAAAAACACTTTTCTGATTTCTTGGAATTATATTTTGAGACGATACAATAACATTTTCGTAAATATTTTCATCATTAATATTTCCAATTTTTTCTACAAATATTCCTTGTGGATTTTCTTGTGTTTTATTCCATTTTTGTATTTCAACTTTTGCATAAATATTCGTGTTAGATTTTAGTTTTGACGCAACAATATATTTAGGATATTGAGAATCTCTTGGTTTAAACGTGTACTTTTTGTAACCTTTAGAATTAATACCCCAACTCGTTTTTGAGTTTAACAACAATATTCCCGTTAAAATTGAACTATTCTTACACAATTCGCCATGTACAATTTCGTCTATATTAACTTCGAATAATTTATAAGACTCTGAAAACGATTTTACTATTTCTGGTGAATTTTCTATATTTTCAATTTTTGATAATTTAAGAGAAGATTCGGGAATTTTTACTTTTTGTTTGTAAACTAACTTACTTTCTTTATCGGAGGATGCATAAATGATAGCATTAATTGAATTTATTGATATATAAACATCTTTTCTTTGATTATAAAGGCATATTATTTCGCCATTTAGAAAATCAGTATCCATAATGCATAAAAACTAACTTCTATTTTAATAAATTTTCTTGATCATTTTTATGTATAAATTATATATTATTACTTAATAAAGAAATGGTATTATCAACATATTCAGAATTAAATAAAATAGAATCAAATGACTATAAAAAAGATATTAATGAAAAAAAAGAAATGAAAGAAACAACATTACCAAAAAACAAAAATTTTGATAATTATCAAGCGCCAAATCCATTTTTAGACAAAAGTGTTAGATCTTTAATTGATGATTTTGTTTTAACATGGCATAGAATTATTATGGAATTATTAGAATTTGAAAGATATGACAAACTTAAAGACGATGATCTTGAATTTTGGGAAAAATTATACATTTTTTTAAGAATTATGTCAGATATTTTTTGGAAAGCGGACAGAATATTCTATATTGGCGCAGGATTTTGTGTATTATCATTTTTTGTATTCTTCATTCTCGCTACACAATAGAAAAATAATTCATCATAAGGATATTTTGCTATTTAAGAATATTATGTTTAGATTACTGAATTTAAGTTTTTTAATTGCATTGACAAATGGTTTTATGTTCAACAAACCAATTTTTATTACTGGAGCAACATCAAAAATAGGTGTTCATGTTATTAATCAACTCGAATATAGAAATGTCAAAACTAGGTGCTTAGTGAGAAATTTAACAAAAGCTGAAAATATTTTTGGAAAACTAAAATATACTGAATTCGTTGAAGGTGATGTTTTAGATTCAGATTTAGTTTCTAAAATGCAAGACTGTGATTCAGTGATATCTCTGCATGGAATAAATAAATTTAGTAATCCTCTTTCAAAACTAAATATCTTTGATTTACATGGGAAAATAAGTGAAAAAAATCATCCGTATTATGTCAATTATATTTCAATGAAAAATATTATTTATTCATGTAAAAAAAACAATATTAATCGAATTTTAAGAGTCACTGGATTGGCAACCGGATTGCCAGAAAAAACATTTTGGCCAGTTTTGCTCAATTTATTGTTTTCAAATCAGGTTAAGTGGCACATCGCCGGAGAAAATGAAATTGTCAATTCTGGTTTGACATATACAATTTTAAGACCTGGTGGCATAAGAAATAATAAAAATTTTGATAATTATGAATTGAAGGAAACTGTCATGAACCCGCCAGCATTAATTAGCTATAGCAAAATTGCTGATATAATAATTGACGCAGTTTTTTCTGAAGAAGATTCTACAAATCCTATTAAATTTGAAAATAGTATTTACGCATGTGCCGGCAAATAGATGCTTAAAAATTATTGTGCACATTTTTTAATTTAATTTAATTAAATATTGCAATAGATATAAATGCGAACAATTATTCAAATTGGATCATATTAATAAAAAAAATGAATGCTAAATAATTATAAAAAATTAAAATGGTTAGATTAGTAGGAAGAAAATGGGTAGCTACTTGGTACGAAAATGGAATAGAAAAGCGCGACTCCTTTGATAATGAAAAAGACGAAAAAAATGGTGAAAATGAAAATAGAGCAAAAAACAAAGAAAGGAAACAAAAGGAAAAAGAAAGCAAAACAAAACAACAAAGGAGAGAA